CCGAGAGCAGCCTTCCAATCAGCTCTGACCATGATTAACTGAGTGCCTTTGCTTGGAATTATGATAGCTTCTGTTATCGCTTTCCAGCCCGTGTAAGTGTTGTGACCCCAATACTCAGAGCAATTAGTTCGGCGGTCAATAATCTCCGTGCCATTAGCTTTGATGGTAACATTGTATTCCCAGCAGTCACTTTCGTTTGTCATCCAGTGGTCTTTGTCTGCAGCCCATTCCGTCCAATAGAAGTGCTGAGTTTTCAGTGGTGCTGTTGATTTCACATCAAGATATGTTTCAGTTAGGTAAGTGGGCTTCCAATACATCGGTGTTTTATCAGGGTTCATTATTTCAAACACAGCTTCGCCGTAAGTAAGCTCTGCTGTTGTTTCAATGAGCTTGATATAATCATCCTGAGGCTTCTCAATGCCAAAGTCTGCGCCTGTCACAAGAACAGCGGAAGTTCCCAATAACACAGCTACGATTATCGCTGCTATAGCAACGACAACAACAATCACCTCCGTTGCTGGCTCCTCCCTAAGAACTTTCTGAGTAATTTTCTTCATAATATCACTTCGCTGTAATCCTTCCTGTAGCTGAATCCCAATCAGCTGTAGTGCTATCTGTATCCTCATAAGAGGAATCATCAATGCTCACTGAGTCAGGAGCATTCCCCTGCATCGTGTTGAAATGCCCTGTGAGTGCGAACTCGTGGGTACTTGTATCAACCGCTGTGCTTGAGACATTCCTGTAAACCTCAGCTACAAGAGTTGTGTCGGTTATGGTAGAAACAGTGCTATCTGTTCCAATAGCCACACCCTCCAGGGCATTTGAGGTACTATCCGTCATCAAATCCCTTATAATGGTGAGGCCTGAATCTGTTATTGTCACTCATTCCACCTCTTGAAAGTAATCCTGTAACGATTCGTGAGTGTGAGAGAGGAATCCTTGTCAATGTCCGTCTGCTGTTGACGAGCAAACATTGTGAGAGGAGACACACTATCCATAAACAACCCGAACTCTCTGAGTGTGGTGTCACTTGTACCACCAATGTTGCTGTCTGCAAGGAATCCTTCATACACAGCTACGTTGTAATACTGGCTAGTGTCGTAAGTGTAAACACTTTCACTGCGAATCGGACCTTGAAGATTAGTGTCAGCAGAGTCAAAAGGACTGCCCCAATACGTTGAACCCCATCCAACACCGTTGATATATCCGTCAGTAGTGGAATCACCGACTGCGCGATTGCACAGCATATTCTTACCTGTTTGACTTACTCCCATGCGCTATACTCCGAAAAGCCGCTGTCACCTAGCTTGTTAGTTCCAAGAATACCGTGAACAGGTGAACCAAAAATGAACACACTATCAGGATTAACTATTGTTCTCTTAGCATATTCCAAGTCACCTTCAGCCGTATCTGTCAACTCAACTTTATCACGATGCCTTGTGTAAACATAATTGACACTATCAAGACCAACACCTTCTCGCTCAAGGCGTTCTCTTCTTCGAGATAACCCTACAATAGTCCCTTCTAAGCTCATTCTTCCCACTTCACATCTTCAATCGGTTCTTCAAGAGTAAGAATAGTTACCCACCCACCCTTATCAAGTCGCTGATTAACTTCCTTCACTTCCATTGTGTAACCTTGCCCGTATTCACCCGAATCCCAAGGCTGATCTTCCATCCCAAGTGAAGGACTCTTCACATAAACCGTCTCATTCAACCCGTAAATGTGATTCCCTTTCAGTGACACAGTTCCTTTCCAATGATGACCACCAAAGTTATTGACATACTTCTCAGCGTGTTTCCTTCCTTCTTTCCTCGCTTCAGTTCTCATTTCAGCAACAGTTAATCCCTCATCATCTGCTTTCTTTTGAGCTATAACTGCGGCATTTCCATGCTTAATGAAATCCTGAACAACGCGCCCATTATTCTCAGTAACCTTTCCATCATCTGTATATTCAGCCCAAATGTTAGCATCATTAGAATCGGTTCCACACCAAATCAAAATACTATTTGGGTTGTTGAATGAAGTAAATTTCATCTGAACCTTATGAGCATCTTGTTCATCGTGAGTAGCAGCACCATCACACAATAAAGTTGGATGTTCACTATTTCTAGCATGAATTCTTTTATCAAAATGGAGACAAGGAAATGGTGAACCATTTATATCATCTGTTTGTACCCAAAATTGATATTGACCATCTCCTGTGTAATTGTCATTGCTAAGTTCATCCATACACTCATAGATTCTTGAATTATAAACATGATAAGTTACTGTATCAAAGTCACCACCACCCCAAGTGGTACTCCTCACATAAGTTGTGTCATTTATCTCATTTCTATTATTGACATTTATCCAACTCATTATATTATTTTGAATAATACTATCAACAGTTAAACCAACCGCCCTAGTGGATATGAGTTCATCAAGCATCCTGCGAGTGCGGTCAGCACAAATAATTAAAGTCTCACGCTTGTTCTTACTTATATCATGCTGTATATCCATTACATCAGCAGTCATCACACAAGTAGAGGCAGGAGCAGCACTATCTATATACACCTTAACATAATCAGCATGACCAAAATTTTCAAGATAACTTGAATTCATGGTCCCAAGAGCCATTCTCACTCCACTGATCTTATCCACAGTTTCATTCGCATCAACCCAAATCGGGCCATTGGAATCATTGAATGTGGTGCTATCTGCAGCACCAGTGCTATCCCAAACTGTCACCTTGACAACAGGTGTCATCTGCCTCTGTATCGGAATCTCATTAACCATCTATAGTGTCTCCACGAACTTTAATTGATAACGAATTTTAGCTCCAACGTGGGGAAGTGTCTGAGCTGAATCATTGTAAACCGTAGTGTTCTCCACCTCAACATGGTAACTAATGGGAGCAACCTTCACACTATCACCAACAAACACATCACCCCAAAGTCTAGTTGAATTAGTAGAAGTGAACAGGCTATCCAACTTACTCAATGATATCTCAGTGGTATCAGTTCCTTCAGGAACAGAGGCATCGTAATCACGCTTGTCAATTACACCACGAACCATTATAACTCCGTGACCAGGGCCAAGTATATCAACGGCTGTTGGAGGACTAGAGTAAGTAGAAGCACCAGGTGAATGAGGCATATACACATTCATTTCCAAGTCCTTTGTTATCATCGTAGCTTTCAGATTAACTGAATCCCCACCATGAAAATCTGCGTTCTCTATGTAACCTGTCATTATTCCACCGCCATCCCTGCAAACTTAACTCCTTCAAGGAACTTATCAAACATCGCTTTCACTGATGCTTCATCCCCACCAACTGAACCTATATCAAAATTAAAAGTATAAGATTGCGGAGCAGGTTGAACACCCATCGCAGTTGGACTAGCCAACAAACTTCTTAAAAGTGAATTACCAGTGGAAGGATAAATCATTTCATCTGTTTTACCAAGCACACTAAATTTACCAGTTCCAAGTTGACTATCAATATCATCATAACTCGGCAACCAACCCTGAAATCCATTCTTTATTTCATCAACAGTTCCAGTTAATCCTGAATACATCCCACCAATTATTGAATTAGCTAAAGTTAGTTTGGAGGTCATCCAATCAGTACCGATATTACTAGCTCCCCTTAACTGCTCTGAAAGTCCACTCATACCAGGAATACTCTTAAGGCTGTCAGCCATATTACTCAAGAATTCTGAGAGGGAATCAACAAGAAGCTGAAATATTGAAATGACACCCTGTGCAATTCCACCAACTATTCCTAGTATAGCTTTTGCGATAAAACCAAGTAATTCAGTTCCAACATGTAAGGCCATCTTACCTAGTTTCATTATAAATGCTACAACTTCTAAGAATAATTGTCCTAATGACAAGGTAACCTTTTCAGAATCTCCTGAAAACAATCCTGTTAATAAACTCCAAAACGCTCCAGCAGCACCTAGCACATTACTAAACATTGAGGTGAAACCTTCATACATCTCATCAAGTATGCTCTTAGTGGAATCTCTCATTCCAGCAAAATTAGTTTCCCACATCGCGGCAAGAATAACAACTGCAATAGCAAGCAAAGCTAAAATAAGAAGAAGTGAACTTGAAGCAATACCTAATCCTTTCATAAACAACATAATTGAATTTATTGTTGCTGGCATCTTATCAAGGAACTGCATCAGCCCACCAATACCAAGTCCAACAGTTCCAATAAAGAACATAAGGAAACCGAAAGCGGCAGCCAACAACAAGGCATGAGCTATCATACTCTGCATCCCCGGATCCAATTCATTAAACCAACCAATCAAACCCACGAGCAGGTTAGACAACCATTCAATAGTCGGTGATAGGGCATCAGCTAGAACAGCCTGTAAGAGCATGAAACTTCCATGTAAGTGCGATATAGACCGACCAAGAGGTGTTGCATAATCAGTCAAGTCAAGGAAACCTTTAAGAGCGTTCTGAATGAAACCTCCGAACACCATACTCATCTGCATACCGAAGAACATCAACGACAAAAGTTCCATACGGAACTTACGAGTGCTTGCCTGGACTCTTGGAAGCACATCATTGTAATTCATTGTTTTACCTGTAAGCCTATCCATCATTTTCCCATTTTTGCGGTAGGTTGCACCAATTAGATTAGCTTGTGCTTCAGCTTTAGCCATCCCCATATTACCAAAAGCTACTTTGAGGTTTTCAGCACGAGTCTTAACGTGTCTCATTTTCTTCTCTGTTTTACCAGCGGCAATCTTAAGCTTATCAAAACCACCAGAAGAACTTTTAACTATTTTGTCCATCTTAGCGGTGCCACTCATCTTTATAAGAATATTCAAAATAGCAAGATGATTCATAGTCATATCATCACATCCCCTTTCCACGTTTGGCTTTCTTTGCCTTAGCTTTCTGCTTCTTTGCTTGACTGTTCAATTCTTCCACCACCTCATCGTAAACAGAAACAGGCGTTTCCATCAATTCCTTCCAAGTCCACTTCATCTCCTGCATAACTCGGACAAATGATTGAACCGTCTGCTTCTGATTTACTAATCTTGGGCCTGTACGAAAAACCTTATCCATCATCCTAATTTACCTAAAGCCGCTTTTCTTTCTTCTTCAGTGACTTTCATATTATTCACATCAAGCACGAAATCAGTAAATGCTTCAACAAACTTTATGTCAAATTCATTGATGTCATTACCAGCTTCAGGGAATGCTTGTTTCAAATAATGAAGAGTCAATGCTTTTATAGCAGCCATCTTCTTATCTTCATTAGGACTAGCCATGTTCGACACAATGTCATAATCCTGCATCGTCAACGGCTTCAAGGTTATCTTCTCACCTTCGAAATCATACTCTTTTGGTTTTGCTAAAAACTTTTGTATGTTACTCACTCAACTTCACCTCACCGCCTCCCATTGTTTTCACAGTGCGAGGCCCTTCAACTTGTTCTACTGGTTCTGATTTTGGTGCTTCCTCCAACGCGCTTATCCTTGACTCAAAATCATCGAACTTCTTAACCCAATTATAAGATTCCAATAGCAAAGCAAGTGCAGCTTTCGGATTACCAGCAGTCTTTTCCCGAGCAAATGCCCAGAAGTCTTCTTTAAGAGACATAGGAACCTGATGAAAAGTCATCGATTCCCACATCCCTTTATCCTTTAGTTTCTTTAACTCATCCTCATTTATTTCTGTCAATTCAATCACCTTCAGAATGTTATCGATGGTAGTGGACTGTCGCTTACGTTACCAGTGAACTCTTCCTTGTAGTCACCTGGAGCCAACTTAAACGTCAGTGTTTCCTCAAGATACCCGTCTGCAGCACATGACATTTCCTTAGAGACTGCTCTGATATCTCTGCAGTCTACTCTGAAGTGCCTGTAGCTAGCTAAAGTCGAGTAATTGGTGTTGTTCCACGATGCGATTACATGCCAATAGCTATCCCTGTCAGTCTGACCTGAAAGTGCTATCGGATAAGTAACATCCGTTCCACCCAACCAAGCTCTTGAGAGATCCGTATCCTGTTTAATGAGTGTGATGCTTATCTCCATCATTTCCATAGGCTTTCCATAGATGTAAGTCACGTCATTGAACGCGGTCACAGATTCCTGCTCACGAGCTCCACCTGAGATGCTGAATTCAGTTATCTGTCCATGATATCCGGTCTCCGTTCCACCGATGGGTCCAATGAAGATTTCTCCGTTGATACCAGGCCAGATTATGTTTCCGTCATATCCGTCTGTCATTATTCATCATCCTCCTTAATTGTTTTCTCGAACACCATCTTTCTTCGTGGTGCTGGTTCGGACATTTCCCTTGCGGAAATGACCTTTAACTTACCTGCCTTGACAGCGTTCTGCACACCATCGCAGTCCTCGACTTCAACTATTTCACCTACTTTAACGGGCTTACCAACATTGATATCACGATGACCAATGTTCTGAACTTTAAGTTTTGTCATTAGCTAACATCTCCATAAACAGTTTTTCCGTATTCTTGTAACTATAATACTCAGATGCCTTCAACGCTTCCTGTGACACATGGTTGTAGAATTCCTCATCGTCTCTCAACCTGATTATCATTTTACGAGCAACTTGAATGTCACTAGCATCACACTTAGTTGATGGATAACATCTCCTCATTGAATCAACGAGGTGACTTCCAACACAAGGGATACCAAGAGCTGCAGCTTCGGCAGTAGCTCTACCATAGCTGTGTTGAGTGTAAGGTTCATAGATTATCTTGCTCTTGCCCATAAGCATTATCCAAGTTTCCCAATCCACTTCCTTGAATGGATAGTCATACAGCATCTTCACTATATTGGATCTACCTGTGACAGTCTGATTCAGACCAAGCATTCCTGTGAACATACCCAGGTCACTCACAACCCAATAAGGCAAATCTATTTGGTCATCATAAGCATGATAAATAACGTTGATAAGATTCTCCGGTTTCATATCCTTCCGCTTCTTATGCAACTCAACAGTATTCACAGGATGAGGCACTACAGCCACATTCTTATTCATCATTCTAGCAAGGATGGAAGCTGTGAAATACTCAGTTCCGAAGTAATGGTCAGCTCCTTCCATCTCCCTCTTATACGTTGAAGGGAAGGCACAGAGTGTCTTCTGCATCTCTTCAGGAGCATAGTCAAGATTAGCAACGATTTTAGTGCTTGTGCTGGTCGGGAGCCTAGCCCTCAAGTCCTTAATGAGGCCTAAATCACCACCGCAGATATTGACGTGAAGCACATCATAATCTTCGAGATCTTCTATCTCTCGTGGGTACTTGATGTCACCATCAAACACATTCACCCACATATAGGCTCCACTACGATTGGTCTTGTTCACCTCACTCTGCATATAATCAGAGGAGTCTTTCAAAAACGATACGTTGCTTACTCTACAATACTTCACATCTTCACCTCCATCTTAGCTGCTTTTCTCAAAGCCTCATTAAGTGCTTGCTCTGTCAATGTGTTTGCATTTTCAATAGCATTATCAACAAAATGCAAACCTTCGGGATTAATCGTTGTTTTTGTCTTACCCAATCTTTGTTGATAAAGCAAATAATTGTAATAGCCTTCACTGACAACCTGCGCCCAATCCATTAATTCAGGTGTTATATCAACTGATACATTGACACCACCTTTGTCAATCAACTCAGTGTAATCCGCACTAATCCTAAGTTCATAAGACAATCCAAATGCCGCTCTTGAAGCCTTAACCTCAGTTGTACTACGAATCCCACCCTTTGAGTAAGTGGCTCTTTGACTGATATACTGCCCCATACGATTAGCCGTTTCTTCCATTGCTCTCTTCACACTTTTTGATGTTTCTGAATAAGCGTTCTTACCGATGCCTCTAACAAACTTCCTGAGATCTGCTTCAAGCCTATTTGGGGTAGTAACAAATGTAGTCATCCTTGCCATCCATACCTAGCTGTAATCAGCTTCTCATAAACGAACTTCTTTCCAATCACAATCTTGCGCTGTTCAGATGATTCAATGCCTTTGAACATCAAGCTGTTGTCATTCCACATTGAATCAACACCACCAGCACTTGTAAGCTTGTTGAGAATGTCATCACCAAGCACATCAATGTCCTTAGCGTTAGTGTGATAAGCATAAATCATAAAACTCATATAAGCCTGATGAGCACCAGCACTGAAAGTAAGCCTGTCAGTTGAAACAATTGGTGGCTTAACCACTGCAAAGGGATAAGTCACATTCCCTGTATGGAGTCCTTTGGAGGGCCATGAGCAATAAACGGAACAAGCTGAGTCGATGTTCCCATCTAAATAAGCTTCCATCCGTTTTACCGGAGCCGAATACAATGAATCTGCAGTTACTCTCGCCATCTTCTCAGTCCTCCTTGCTTGGATACAAACAGCTCAGCACGAGCTATTCTGAACTAACCATTAACTTTGCTGTAAGTCATCTTTCTTCCATAAATCTTGATGAGGTCTTTAGCCGTCATTCTGTGTTGTTGAGCTTGACGTTCATAACCTCCACTGCTTGTCTCGATACTCTGCTCAGTTCCATAAACAGCATCCGTATCCACAGGGTTGCTGTCTTGAGACAATCTCATCTTAACATGATACAGGGTTCGTTCCACAACCGCTGCTTTGATTTCATCATTGGCAGTTGAATCCCAGGACACACCCGTATAGCCATTTGCCCATCGCTCAGCCTGAGTAATCATCTGCTCACGACTAGTCGTATCAAACGAACTCGTAATCTGTTCGTCTGCGATGTTCTCCGTCAAAGTGCTATCCGCAATAACCCCGTATTCACTTGCCATTTTCAATCACCCTTTAGAATTCACTCCAGTAGATAGTGATAACATCAGCCGTGTGAGCAGCTCCACCATCATCAACACTAACAGCTACAGAATCCCCACCATCAACTACGAACCTGTTATCTCTAACAGCCCCATTAGCTGAATCACCTGTAAGTCCATGTGTTCCAGTTCTAGGATAATACATACTATCTGTACCATTGCTAGTAACAGTAAGAATAGCCCCATCCTTCTCAGTTCTCACAATCACATCAGTTGTGTCAGTTCCACCGACATAATCAATATGAATAGCCTCAATGAATCCGTTGATAGAACCGATAACTGAATCAACTACTGCTGTAGCACCTGACTTCGCAATCGTGAATTCTTGTTTATGTAATTTTGACATTTTCTTAACCTCCAATCATCTCAAGGAATCTTTCCTTGCTATTATCAAGCGAATAGTAATCCGCGTTCTGCTTTGCGTGCTCCACAACCTTCTCTTTGAACGAACCATCTTCAAGCAACTGCTTGGTTAAACGCCTCATCTCAAGAATGTCATAAGGGCTACAAGTGGTCATCGGATACAATCGAGCTGATGCCTCACTATACGAGCTTGACACAAGTGGTCTGCCCAAAGCAGCACAATCAGTCACAGCACGACCATAGTTCGGTGCCACATAAGGATCTAACAGCACATCACTCCAACAAAGGAAGTTAAGGAAAGTGGTGTAATCCACATATCCTCTGAACCTATCCCACATATTCCCTGTTGAATTCTTAATCTTGTCAGGAGCAACCTGATATCCAACCAAAGCTTTTTTGATGGGAAGTGGTTTCAAGGCCAACCAAGGAGGAACTGTGTTGTCACCATCTCCGTGATAAATCACAGAGGCATAGCCTTCAGGATTACTCTTGAATCCCTTTTTATGAATGCTGGCTACATCAGTCGGGTGAGGTATCAAGTGGACTTTCTTATTGGTGATTGTTTCACCAGCAGCCACAAGTCTTTGCTCAGTTCCGAAGATATAATCAGCAGCGGAAAGCTCACGACCAACAACTTCAGGAGTAATCCCGAACTTGTAGAATTCGTGAACACCGTAATCAAGACTGACAACAATCTTTGTGCTCGAATCCCTTATGTTTTCTCGTATCTTATGAACTTGTGCAAAGTCACCTCCACTAGCATTCATGTGGATGACATCATACTTCTCCCAATCCTCTACTTCATGGAACTTCTTGATATCACCATTGAATGTTTTTATCCATTGGTATAACCCGCTTCTCAGCAAGGTTTTCATCTCCTCCATCAACGTTTGATGGATAAAAGATGTTGGCTTCAAATACTTTATCTTACTCATAAACTTCAACTCCAACTAAAATATTAAAAGGGGGAGCGTTTGCTCCACCCTGGGTTAATCTATACCTCTGCAGCAAATACCATGACACCACAGGTGTCATCTTCTTTACCGGTTTGTGCCGCAACTGTAATACTCATGGAATCTGTGCCAATCAGTCTAGCAGTTACTTGAGCGTGTGTAACAACAGATGTATCTGTGTTATCCACATCCCACGTACAAGCTGGAACTGCTCCAAATGCCGCAGTAAACGCAAACACACTATCTTCCGCTGTAGCAGAATCAGTTGTAACTACCAACCGAGTTGCTTCATACGGTTTTGCCAAGTGTCTAACGGCAACCGCGTCATCCGCAAGTTTTAAACCATCAACCGCACTGTCATCCAATTTACAAGTGATAACCGAACTGTCATCATACTTGATTGATTGAAGAGTGCTGTCAGCTAGTTTATCACTTGTCAAAACAGTGTCAGCCATTGCAGCGACTCCAACTGCTCCGTCATCAATGCTCCTTGCAACAACAGCATTGTCAGCAAGTTTCAATGCGTTTACCGCACTGTCACCAAGCTGGTCTGTAGTTACTGCACTGTCAGCTATCTTAGCTGTAGTCACATTAGCATTCAATATCTTAGCTGTAGTGACTGCATCAGAATCAAGCTCAGTTGCATCGATTGTTGCGCCCAATTGGTCTGAGGTTCCACCCATTCCGTCTGTTAAAGCTCCCATTTTTACATACCTCCTATTTTTCAATTCTAGTAGTTCTTCTCTCGTAGGTAACGATATTGCCTGGAACGCTAATTGTCGGTCTCACAACACTTACATCATCATTGCGCCTGAGTAACGGATTATCTTCATCAACATTGTCTTTATGATAAACCGCTTCAGTGCAAGTGCAAACGTAATCATCATCGGTGTCATATGCGGCAACCTTGTTACCGCACAGAGGACATTCAATGAGAATAGCTTTGTGGTCCGACATTTAACCTCCAAACTCTACGTTATCTGAGAGCAAGCCGCCTCTCTGAGATATGCTAGGTCAGCACGGAAACTCGCTGTGAAACCACTTTCACCCTTACGGACATCTGCCCAAGGCTTGATCTGGAACGGCCTCTTCTCAGCCATCAGAACAGCGTGCCTCTTGTCAATTACATAAGAAGAACCGCTTGTGTATTCGTTGTTAGTTCTCATTACATTCATGCCGTAAATCTTCCCAATCAAGCTGTTGCCTGGATTGTTGATGCCAGCTTTGTCAGCCTCAGTAAAGGTGTCAAGCTGCCTGATGTCGTTAACGTGCGCTACGCAAGCAACGAAATCACTCGGTATATGGTCATCTGCTTCCAGAAGTTGCATAGCCGAAACAATGTTCGCAACAGTGATGTCAGAAGCTCCAGTTACAACGTGTGTTACTGTGTTCGCAACAGCGCCAGCCTCTACTGCCTTGAAGAACAAATTGTCCAACTTTTTAGCAGCTTCGTAACCAGCAGTCGCAGCGTTCAGCTTTACAACGTCGAACAGTGAGTCCTCGTTCATTTCGTCAGTCACAACAATGTCAGCCGCATACGCAAGAGGTGTGAAGGCACGTGAGGTATAAGCCTCATTGTCTTCCCACGCCTTAGCACCTTCTCCCTTCCTTGCGAAAGCGAGAGTGTCCTTGGTCTGCAGTTTTACATTGATGTCGCTACCAGGTATTGAAGTCGGGCCAAGTCTCCTAGCCAATAGACCAGGTATTGTGACAAGACTCGTAGTAACAGCCAGTTGCATTTCACGGAGAATATCTGATAGTATCAGAGTGCTTCCACCTGTTGTATTTAATAGTTCCTTAGTTTGGTACACCATCATACATCACCTCTATGTTACGTGCGCTCCAGCCATATTCACAAGCACGACAACGAACTCGTCATCTGTACTCGCTGGAGTCAAAGCGTAACCAATCACTTTAGCGCCATCCGAAACATCGAAAGTCTCTACTTCAAATGCAACAGAACCGCCTGATGCCTGGATACTAGCTCCCGCAGCAATCGCTCCGTTATCTGCTTCAACCTGGAACAGGAAAATCCCCTGTGTCCTGATACTCAGCATGTCACCGTCAACAACACTCTCCATTGCGATACCGCCAACAGTGTCCTCGTCACCTGAACCGTTACAAGCCATAACCAAGATTAGGTCAGCTGTGTCAATCGCGGTTGTTACACCAGCTTCGGTTGTTCCCGTCAGTTTAACCAGGTCTCCCTGTGTAAGAGTTTCCCCTGCAGTCGCAGTGAATGTGCTTGGATCTTCACTATACATATACAATGCCATTCTAGTTCACCACCTTATTGAATCCGAAGAAATCCTCGGAATAAATTATACCTTCCTTGGTAAACTTATATCCGTTTTCATTAGTGTCAGGAGTTTCCTCGACAACACCAACGCCCTTTGATTTCTCTTTCTTCAGTTGTTCACTTAGTTTTTCAACTTGTGTTTTTAATTCATCCATTTCTTCTCTAGTAGGATTAGCAACTTCGGTTTCTTCTGTTTTCACAGCCTCAACCTCCGGCTCCTTCTTCTCAACAGCTTTGACTTCCTCAACAACCTTCTCTGCGGCTGTCTCAAGTTCCTTGATTTTCTCAACTGCGTCTTCAAGAGTCATCTGCGGCTCATCCACCTTTTTCTCAGTAGTTTCTTTTTCCATGATAGAAACCTCCTTCAAATGTTTTTCTAAAGCTTCTGCGATTCCAACACTAGCCGACTTAACGCCTGGTGTTTTCACGAAATCCAATCCGGTGAATTCAAGTCCGTGAAGAGTGTAAACACTCTCTCCGTTCTTGTTCTTCTTCGTATCAAACTTCTCCACACTAGCTTCGATTGAGACGTGCTGAATCAATCCTTTCTCCAGCATATCAGTGATGCCAGGATGCTTCTCCGTGTTATAAGCAACCCCAACGTAATGCCCATCTTGACCATCAAATTCAGTAGTCTTAACGAGTCCTACATTATCAGTAACATCACCACTATGGTTGAGTCCTATCGGCCTTCCTTCCATTGTTTTAATTGAAGGCTCCAATTCCTCAGCCAAGTATTCACGGTTGTTCCGTGAAGTAGTAGCGGAAATAGCTATGCCTTTAATCTGCATCCCACCATCTTTTTGCTTCACTGCCTCCGTGATAGGCATACTATAACTCAAGATAGTCATTTCTTTTCACCATCCTTCTTTTTAGGTTTCGGCTTATCAGCCAGTTTCTTATCAACAGGTTTCTTCCCATCCGTAGGCTGCTTATCTGCAGGTTGCTTACCATCAGTAGGTTGTTTACCATCTGCAGGTTGCTTCCCATCGGCAGGTTGCTTCCCATCACTACCTTGCGGTGCTTGCCGCTGTAACTCCCACTCCTCTTCAGGAACTAAACCTTGTAGTCCCATAGTGTAACGGATCTTATTCTCGATATCCTTCTTTGTGTAAAAGGTTAGCGAAGGAGAATCAAGTAATCCTTTCATGTCTGTAAGGTTCGCGTTAGTACCTCTCGAACCAAACATAATGTGAACATCACAATTCTGAACACCATTAGCAAGCAAAGTTGGCTTGATAATTTCATTCTCAATAATGTCTTCAAGCATATTGCGAATATTGCGAATGGACCTGTCCATTACATCCTTCGCTGTTTCTGCTTGAGCTCTGTTAGTTCCTTCAGGTCTACCCATTTCAAACATAGGCAATCCAAGACCAGTAAGAATCTCCTGCTCAAAGTGAGCGAAGTAAGGACTGATATCAAGAAGCTTACCATCGAATCCTTTAGCTTCAATGTCAATCGTGTGAGGAGTCACCCAATCCGTGTCAGGCTTAATCTTCTTCATATCACTTGAAATACTTGCGATGTCTTTGTCTCGGGCAGGGAAAGAATCACTGCCGACCTTGACGTGATAGAAAGGCGAGTAATACCTTCCTAGAATCTTATCGGATAGCTTCTCAATACTCATCTGATACTGAAGATGTCTACGAACACCCTGAATCAAAGAAGTACCATAAGCCGAGTCTGCTACCCTGTTATTGCAAAAATGAGCTACTGAAGAAGAAGAACGTAAATCCTCTTCATAATCAAAAGGCATTAGTTTTACGGATTCCCACGTTCCTGCAGCAGTCTTATACGCTTGTAAAAAGTATTCCACATTCCCATAATCATCTCGCTGAACTCTCATGTGCCTAGAGTTCAACACCTTGAGGTTGGCTGGCCTTCCTTCATACCAAACAACTTCAAGAAAAGTGTCACCGAAAATCAAACATTGCCTTACTATATTAGAAAGCTTCTGCCTGAGCCTGGTGTCATTGAACACTTCCTCAATCAGTAGCTTGGCATTTCTATTGTCTGAAACAACCTCAAAACCCTCGTGAGTCACTTGTTGTGTAATCTCATCCACTGCCCTTTTGACGCGAGGATCTTGCTGATACAAAGCTAAGAATTCGTCAAAGAAAGCCTCACGCGCTTCAGCCCATTGTCCACCAAAGAACTCAGAATCAGCACGACTTATTTTTCCTAATCCAGACACTTCGTCTTTCTTTATGCCTGTAACGATGGGAGAGGTTCCAACGAAAAATTCTCTTGTTTTTTGAAATAGACCTATACCCATAACGACACCACCTAAGACAGACTAAGCTAACTTAGGTATGTGAACGCGAAATTCCACTATATAATGGGTGCGGTTTTATAAGCCTTTTTAACAAGTGTCTTTACAGGCGTTTTCCACTCTTCCATTTGGTCTTGTAATCAATAGTAGCTTCTCTGCATCCTTCGTTAGCCAAAGCAAGGCTCATAACACAGTCATCGTGCTCACCGAGTCCTTCAAAGCGTTCATGTCCAGTTCTACTCTTTTTAACACCGAAAGAAAGCAATTCAGCCAATATTATGTCAGTCATTTCGATGGTATTTTCACCCATTCTTGAGATGAAAAGCTTACGATTTTCAAACTGATTTCGCAGATAGAGGATTATGTCTTCTTTGGTCTTTTGACTAGTGGTGAAAGGCACTACGAAGCAAGCCTTTTCCCTAAGGTAATCGATGAAGACTTGCCCTATGTTGTTCTTCTCCACGATACACTTGGCATTCCCGAATCGCTTAGAAAGCTCATCCACTCTATCCACCTGTATCTTTGTCTCAGTCCCCTTGTGACGCTCCATGTGCACAATCCTCCGGTTAAAATGCTCATCGAGCTCGAGCACTGTATAGACAGAGTAATCAGCACTGGCTGAAGCACTCCTAGCAAGATCAACTCCAATGACATACCTCCTCCCTTCCTGCGGTCCAGCTAGGAAAGCAGAGTTCTCGTCATAACACGCTTTCAGCAAAGAGATGGGGAAAAGGCGAGTGGATTCATCGAGAGGCTGACAGAGGTATTCCTTGGCGAACTTCACCTTGCCAATCTCCTTCCTTTTATCCATCAGCTTAGCCCAGTTGAACTTTTCGGGCCATAATGTGATTTTGTTCTCCCAATCAAGCACTGCAGGAAACTCTCCAGATGCGTAAACCTCATTCTTCTGGAGCTTGTGCAATAAGTCCACAAAGCTCTGAGGAGTTCCTATCAGGAACAGCTTTCCACCCTTGACTTCAACTGTCGGTGAAAGCGAGGAAAAGAAATAGTCATCAATGGCTTCAGGAGAATACTTGTTATCGTCACGAAGGATATCATCGCAAACGAGGTAGTTAAGGTGAAGACCACGAACAGCTGTACCAAAGCCACGAGCGAAGATGGTGGAGTGGTTCGAGAGGGAAAGCTGGTCACTCTTCCACACCACATCGTGACTACTGGGCTTGAGCTGATTCAACAGCTCATTCGTGTCAAGATAATACTTTGACCTGCGGAGGAGGATGTTCGCTTGTTCCTGGCTAGAAGAAACAATAAGCACTTCCGTCCTCCGCTTCTTGAACACCTGCCATAGTGGGAAAGCTACGGAACAGGTTTCACTTTTAGAGTGGCCTCTGGCAGCCACAATACAAACACGTTTAATCTCATCATCCTCAAGCAAACGCATCCACTCAAGATGATGGTTAGCAAGCTCAAGCCCAAGGCAGAACTTGTAGAAGAAAGCAAAGTCAAGAACACATCGTTTAACGAACTCTTCAGGAGAAGCGACACCACTTTCCTCAAGCATCTCATCTATTGTTCGTATGAACTCTTCTCTCACTGACTGAACACCACCACAATCGCAATCATAATCGCTTTATCTAAAAGCCACAAAGCAACGATGATGCGGTTGTCGTTCTTAATATCAAACTTCACGCTAAATCTCCTTGTATCAAAACAGCTAAATCTCTCTTATGTGTAACCGATTTAATAAAGGGATGGAAGTCCACCATTTCAAGACCACATCTATGAGTTTCTAATTCATTACCGAAAACACTACCTTGCTGACGATAACCAAGAGGAGTAGTTACGATGACATACTTGGAATGCTTGCGACACCAATCCAACTGCTTTAACGCATCCTTTTTATCCATGTGTTCAAGGACATCACAAAGCAGAATTAAGTCGTGGTCATACAAGCCCTCAGCAAACGCCTTGTCACCGACAGCAAGCTTCCCTTCACTGAAATCCTTGAGAGTCATCCTGAAGATGTTGTCGTAGATTCCCTCGAAGTGGGAGTAATCATAGAACGGTTCGATACCATTCACAATCAAATCCCATTCCCTCTCTGTGGCTTTGTCATTCCAAATCTCAAGATATTCACGAGCAAGGAATCCGTACTTACCGAATCCAATTCCCACATCGAGAATAGACTTGGGATTCATTCTACGCATCCATCCAACAACAGTCGGAACAGCTTCGACACTACTTGAGGGCAAATTCAAACACCTTCAATAGATTTTTAGATACGGCTTCATACGAGTGAACCTGCTCAGCAAACTGCCGATGCACATAACAAGAATGATTCCAAGTTGGATTCGACTCCTGCAAACCCCAATACTGATGCAACAACTGAATGTTAGAAGCGACCTCATCAGCACTACATCTCCAAAACGGAACAGAGTAAGGAGACACGCAAGGATTGATTATAACAGGAAGGCCAAGTGCACTAGCTTCGATAGCAGTGACTCCGTAGTAACCATAAATGTCCTTACCGCCACCCATCTTGTCAAACAACACATGACAAGATTTCATTCGGTCAATAACGGTATTGTGAGGAGCATCGGTCAAGACTTCCATATCTATATCCATACCCATTCTCTTTAAGCGGCTCACAGCCGCAACCAGGTGGAGGGTTCCCTTCATAACGGGATTACTTGGAGCATGGAAAATTGTGAACTTCTCACGCTTCTTCTGCTGAGGCAATAGCTTGGAGGTGTCCACAGGATTAGGAATGTGGTGAGTTCTGTCAAACACTGTAGGGAGATACGCTTTAAGATCGTAAGTGCTGACCATCACCTGAGTCTTCTCACCCTTCAGCTTCTGATTCAATTCAGGATAATTACGCCTCAAGTAAGATCCGTGAAAATGAGTGACAACTGGACCTTCGTAATCCTTCAAATAAGGGTAGTGTTCCTTTCCCTTGTTACACACAACCATATCAGCGTTAGCGATGATACGAGTCACTTCATCAGCGTTCTCTACATCCAACAAGTCATGCGGATACTTGTAATCGTGAACCATACCTGAAATCATCCTTGCTTGATGGTCAGTGCATCGCGTAACCGCCTCAACCATACTGGAATGAACTCCAGCGAAATCCTCTCCGTGACAAAATACTACATTCACTTTAACGCCTCCTTTAACATATTATACGACTCATTATTAAATCGATGATAGTAACCACCAATATGTCCACACTTACACCTAGCAATAATTTCCCAGGTTCAGGCTTCAAAGCATGTTTTGATACAATGAAATCCTTTGTGTAAACACTCTCACCTTTGTATTTGTTTTTCCAGTAACCAAGAAACCTCTTGCAACCCTTACAAAACACAAGATAAATATTAGGTTTCAATATACCCACTCCAAATACCTAACATCGTAAATAGCTTCAAAACCGCACTGCTGAGAACAAAGGAACCTGTAACGACCGAATTTACGCATATCAGCATCCCACTGCTTACCACACTTAGGACAACGAAGGATAAGGTTGTTCTTAGCCTTGTCATAACTGATTATTGCGCCCTTATCTTTCTTCCTGCGGTTCATCTATAAGCCTCCAATTCACGCTTTTTCTTCTTCTTTTCCATAAGCTTTTCTATCTCTTCTGCAGTTATATTGGCAAGTTCCACGTAATTGATGGTAAGTTTCTCAATCTTCTTATCCTGAAACTTACCGAATAGCCTTCCAAGTAGCTCCATAGACTTCAACCAAGACGTTATCATTGAACCAACAGACCTAAAGTCGTTCGTTTCCTCCAATGTGGACATGATTCGTTCCATTTCACGGCTCATTCGGTTGATTCTAAGCACTAAGTCGGGTGATACCTTGTCTATCTCCTTCTGCAGTTGCTTCTCTCGCTCCTGAACCCTAGGTTCGAGGCCTTCAGACATAGAAAGGATGTCATTGTCGGTTATCTCGCTACCATACACGCCCAGGAACTCTGATTTAATCATATCGTTGGTGTAACCTACCGCAAGCCTGTCAATCAGGAACTTCTCAAAAACACTTCCTCTGTAAAGCTTCATTTTCAGTTCTCTCTTTATTTTTCCTACGTTGTTTCACAATCTTTGTTATCCATGACCTAACACTATGTCCGAGCTGGCTATCATACCTTTTCACCAACTTTACTCTCCTCCATCAATTCCTGAGCCAGCTTCTCACGCTGAAACTTCAGGAAAGCCTCAAGCCACTCCTTAGCTTTTGGGGAAGGTGGTGGTGCGCCCATCGGTCTACTTCGTGTAAGCATCCAGACCATCTTCACCTGCTTCACGTAAGAGAGGAAGGTCTTGTAGGGAATGTCATCGACGTAGGCATCCCAATACTCGGCACTAAGGTTTTCGGTCATGCGTATCACCTCTCCTTCATTGCGGTCTTGTGCATAGCTTCCAATCTACACATACGATTGTGAATCCATAACACCATCGGTATCACGAAGCACCACATTATCAACAGATTAGTAATAGCTATTTCTTCAATCATTATTTATCTCCTCCTATTTCTTCAATCATTATTTATCTCCTCCGATGAAGCCGCAGGACACGAAGCGGTCATACAACGCCTTCGTAGCGCGAACATCGTCAATACAGTGTTCCTTGATTAAAGCGTAATCACCACGCATACCAGCTTCAACCATCATCTTTCCAGTAAGTGAACTATCGTGTCCAATATCCAGTAAGCTACAAACACCGTCAAGAGTCCCTGACTTATGAGCACCATAAAGCCGTTTACTTCCATGGACATAAGCCCGAAGATCCAGAATATCAGACCAGCCGAAATAAGGCTTGCCACGCACGCCATTGCTAAGAGAACGCCATAATAAGAAAGGGTAATCAAAGCTCTGGATATTATATCCGACAAGTCTATCCGCATTATGGTGATGGATTGAGTTCCAGAAGGCTTCGAGGATTTCTTTCTCGTTGCCCGAGGCTTCACATTGGATTTCTTCTTTTTTATCATAATTAAAACACCATCCGATACAGGTAATAGGATGACGAAAAGGCTCAAGGCCCATCGTCTCGATATCTAGGATACAGTCAATCATTTCTTCACTCTCCATTGGCTTCCGAAGAAGAACCATAAGCCACCGACAAAACCAGTAATGCCACCGACAATGAATACAATTAGAATTAGGATAGCGAACAACAAAGCTGAGATACAAACACCACTCATCAATCAGCGGATCCCTCCCACAAAGCTTCTTGCGAAGCGTGAAACAACGATACTCGTCAGGACAGGCACAACAGGCAGCACCGACAATCATTCGCTCCTTGGAGCATCGACGAAAGACTCGGATAAGGACATCCTTTTCCTTAGGGTGAGGTGTAATCATTTCAAACCCTTCTCCTCAATGAACTCATCAGCTATCTGTTCCCTGGTTGGGTAAGTGAAGTCCCTCATCAAACGCTTCAGGACAGTTGTTGCATCTTGACCCATTTTCTGACTAGCAGACTTGAAGTCAGTCCATAGGCGATTGTCACAGCGGAAGGTTCTTTGAGGTGTTTCCATTAGATCACCTTCAGGGTGAGAGTGACGGGCATAATATCAGTCACATTCTTCCACAATCCAACACTGTTCTCAGCTTTGCACTTCTTGACGAGGTTCCTAAACCGCTTCATAGCATTATCGCGCTCACGCTTGTTGCTCCAGAGACTCACACCATTATGGCAGGATATCCAGAACTCCTGGCCATTCTTAGCTTCCTTACGCCTAAAAGGTTTAGGTTGCCATTCAATGAGGTATTCACTATCATCTGTATATTCAGCCTCGATTCCATAGACCTTGGTGAACTGTAAATTAATCATGTAACGACACCAAGTATCGTAATGACAAACAGCTATATAAACCTAGCACATTTTCTAGCTGTTTTAGGTTCCCGAAGTTCCCTTGTAGAAGCATTACGCACGAGGTGATAAAACATCGATAATAATGGATAGGATTCGCTTGCCTTTCTAACCTCCACTGCCAGGGTGGAGGGGCTTCAATCATCATCCCTCAAGCACAGGGTGTGATTCAGCGATAAAGAAACATCGAGGTTTATGTTCTAGGATTAGGGTTTATAAGATTAACGTTATGTGACGTGATTTAGTCCTCGACTATACATTTAAATGTATGTCTTGACAGGAGATCTTATTTGGTCACAGATATCGTCCAACTAAGGAACCCTATAATCGATATCATATCAAAACCATTAGGACTTCATATCAACTGGCCATTAGGATATGATATCCAAATCCTTTTATATAAGAATTTGACTCTTTGGCATATCATATCCAAATACCAATCCCATATCCAAAGCATACCTTTATATACTAAGACATTCACAATACTATCGTTAGTAAGACATAAGAAAAGGGTTGCAAAGCATCCCTTATTTTAAGCCCGAAAACAAACTAAAAAGGAGGACTGATAAAATGACAGAACTTAAAGCCCAAGACTTACAATCTTTCGCGGATGAAAAGCCTGAGCAATTCCTAGAGTTTGCGAAGTATGTAAAGAAGCTCGCTTATTACGTGAGAAAGGGCAAACAAACAGATGCTAAAACCTTTGAGTTTTAAGGGTGCTATTTAGCACCCATTATATTAACTGCTTTGGGTGTTGTAATCGTGGGGATTACAACACCAAAAGCCCAATTAAACAGAAGTGATTATATGAACGAAAACAAACGATGGAAAGGAGGAGGGAAAGGATAAGGATTAAGGTTCTAAATAGGTAATATGTATATAATATCTACTATTGTATACACTACTTACTTACTTACTCCTTTATAAAGGCTAAAAGGTACTACCAGACCTTTGTAGATATTTGCCAGAACGTTACAAATTAGAGCCATTTAAAGCGGTATACAGCCTAATCTATTTTGCCCTCTAAAAAGGTGTTTAAAAATGAATGCTCAAATACAACCTAAAAAGGTGAATTAAAAGGTGATTAAAATGAATGCTCAAATACAACTCCAAAAACAGCCCTTAAAAGCTCTTGTTAAATGTCAACATTGTAAAAACGATTTCTACCCTGATTTTAACGAACAAATCGCAGTAGATAACGGAAACTCTGTTTGGTGTAACTGGAAATGTCACACATTAGCACTCCATAAGAGCCTTCGTTTTCACACTAACAGAACTAAGCGGTATTCTAAGAGAGAACCCGTATGCGAAATTCCAGACGATTACGTATTTAAATTCTAATCAAAAGGAGATGATAAAATGACTAACAAACCTAGCAATGCAAAAGTAGCTCATTTAGATGCTATTTTAGCGTATGACAAATGGCTCAAAAGATTACAATCTAAATGCGATTGTTATCACAACCCTTATTTTAAAGCTGAATTAGACATCTATCCTGAGATGATTTCCTATGTATAATCGAGACGATATACGCAATGGAATCCCTGTCTATTTTAGAGACCTAAACAAAGAGTCAAAGCAGGACTTCCTAAACACTTGGAAACGTGAAGGTAAAACAGGCTTGATTAAAGCCGTTGAAACCTGCACTGATATAGAGGTCGGGAAATACTATCGAAAAGCGAGGTTAGAGAAATGAACAAGAAAGAACTAACCTTTCTGCTTGCTGTTTCAGCTCTGATAATGGCGGTGGTATTGTAAATGTTTTACTACTACAAAGATATGGCGAATTGTAAACATTATTACAAATACAAAAAGGACATTCTAAAAGCCATCAAGGAAATAGCTCAGAAACACGCTATGGAACCATATGTATTCCAAGGCTGTGAAAGTGCCTATACAATGTGTGATAGTCAAGAAGGCTATTTCGTTAGAGGTTTAAACAAAGACCAAATCATCGAGCTAATGGAGAGTGGTTTGTAATGGACATTAAGCCTGTTTTAGCTCTGATAATGGCGGTGGTTCTATGATAGAATACAACATTAAAAGTATTGGTAATGGATGGCTATTTGAGAGTTATCCTTTTGAACCTAAATATTACGAGAATATTGAGGGTGTTTTAAGAGCTATTCGTGAGATTGAAGAAGGGAGGCTTAAATGATGACAGAACAGAAGAAGAAATGGTTCATAGATTTCGAGACCATTGTAGTTGAAGCTAAAACGATGGATGAAGCCCTCGCTATTGGCATTGTCAATGAAAAGAAGGTTGGAATCGCTGATGTAACTGAAGCTGATTCTGAAGCTGAATTGGATGTGATTAACTAATGAAAATCTGTATACAAGACTTAGCTGATTATAACGCTGGAATCCTTCGCTTTGAATGGTGTGATTTAGATGACTATTCTGATGTGGAGGAATTTCAGGTTAAACTGAAGGAGTTTCTTGAGGTTAGAAACAAGGACATTCTAGCGGCCAATCTAAAGGAGAAAGAGCTCATTAAACACGAGGCTGAACACGAGGAGCTTATGGTTGCTGATTACGAGGAGTGTTACAACTTCGGAGAATATCCCAATTTCGATGATGTATTTGAGTTCAAGGATAAAGTCGATGAATTGAATGAGGATTTAGCTTGGGAAATCGTTAGTGCTTATCTAAGTGATTCAGGTGCTACTGATTTGAGTAACTTTGATGAAGCCTTTTGTGGTGTTCACGATTCGGAAGAGGATTATAGCTCTGAATTAGTCTACGATTGTTACACCCTAGAAGAGCCACTTGCTTCCTACTTCGATTACGACAAGTGGAATCGCGATCTTTTCATGACTGATTATATGAGTGTAAAGCTGAGCAACTACAACGTAGCTGTTTTCAGGAATATATGAGGTGATTAAATGCAAGCTAATATGAGTAATCTTAAAGACCAAATTTTAACTGATGATAAGGCTATTATGCTTTGCCGTATTTGTGGTGAGGAATATAACGCTCATCTTGGGGATTATTTTATGC